AAAATGAGTTAAGCCAGCTTTAAAAATACTAATTGCTGACCCTATTTCAGTTCCAGAACATAATTCATCACCTAAAATCAAACTATTATTATCAGCATAATTTAATATAGTTCGTAATTCAGATATTTCTACAGCAAATGTGCTTAGCGATTTAAACAAGTCATCATTTCCCAACAATCTAGTATATATAGCATTATATGGATAAAATTCATAACTGGAAGCGGGGGCATACATTCCAGCTTGAACCATAATTTGAGCAATGCCAATTGATTTGATCAAACTAGATTTTCCCACCGCATTTGTTCCGTATAATAATATACCATAACTATCTTTACCTAGAGATACATCATTTGAAACATATGTTTCATTAGTATTAATATGCTCAATTAACGGATGTCTAAGACCCTTAGCTGAAAAAAAAGCACTATGATGCTTACCTTCCCATTTGCTCCATTCTTTTGGGTCTTTAATAGTTGGCTTACAATAATTATATTTATGACTTATATAAGCTTTACTTATAATTAGATCAAACATTGAAACAAATTTTGATATTTTATAAATAAAATTGAAATAATCTCCCATTTCTCTAATAAATTGATTATAATGTTGTGTAATTTCATCTTTTAAATTACTTTTACTAGTGGAAATACTATTATATAAATCAGTCAAGTCAGAATTATATAATGCTTTATCTTTACCACTATTAATATAATTTATATTTTTCAATAATTTTTTTTTACATAATGTACCATCATATTTTGAATGAAATGTTATAGTTATTTTTTCATTTTTTATTTTATCTAATTCTGTTTTTAAAAATATAGATCTTCTACTGGTGCATTTAAAAAATACACCAGTTTTATCAGTTTCATGAATTTTTGGGTCATTTGATCTTGCGTCGGTTCTAGAAATTAATCTAGAAAAATATTCTTGAACACATTCTAAATATTGTAAATTTTCAACATATGTTTTATGAGCTTTATCTACTCTTTCAAATACACCTTTTTTAAAGAAATTTGTTTCCATATTATTACAATTATCTAATTTTTCCATATCAATAGTATCATTAATTAATTTTGATATTTTATTAATATTTTTAGAGACTGTTTGGGTTTTAATGGTATCTAATATATATTGTAAAAGTTTATTTCGGGTTGGTGTCCAAGCACAATCAGTTTCAATTGTATTTATTAATTGTAAATCTTTATAAAAATTAACAAATTCGTGCGGTTCAACTTTATTTGCTATAAATTTTCTATACAATTTTTCAATATCATTAACACTTGTTAATTTCTTTCTCAAGTCCATAAAATATGTAAAATCGTTTTTTAAAACAAAATCTATCATATCATATTCTGTATTAAGCAATTTTATATCCGTAATTGGATGTAATATTTTATCATTGAATTCTCTTTTACCCATATTTGTAACACATTTATTAATAAAATTCAAAATACAAGAAATATTTTTATTATTATCCGTTACATTAACAATATTCAATTGTTTTAAACTATGATTGGCACATTTTAAAGAATTGTCATTATTTTCAATAACTGGTTCTCTAAGTTTTTTTGTTAAGGTTGGATTATGTTCATAAATAAAATGCAATAAAAATATAAAAGAATTGAAAGCATGTATATTTTCATATAATTGATTACTTTCAACAAAACTAAAAAAATCAGCGAAGTTGTAAAATTGTTTTAATAATTCTTCGTGGTAGGATTGTTTTTTCGCATTTTTTACTATTTCTTGCCATTCATTTTCTTCATTAATATTTATTTTATATATTTTATCAGCGTTGATATTGCCAAATCTAATTACATCTTCTACCATTGAATTTTCTTTAAAATTATGAATTAATATTACTTCACTGGGATTATATATAGATATAAATCTTTCAAGATTATCATAAGCAGTGGTATCGTGTATTTTGTTATTTTTATATTTGAATTCATATAATACTGATTTACCTGTTATAATATCAATAGTAGAAATTCCACAAGTAAAATAAGGTGTATTATCAAAATCATTACAAATATCTAACCAAATAGTACAACAATTATTTGTTATTTTTTGACGGGGGTCATCAAAGTTAGTTCCAGGTGAAAATGTTTGTGTATGGCTTCTCTTTTTTGTCCCATTAGAATTTTCCCCAGTTTGTTCCCATACAACAACTGTATAACCTTCTTTACACAATCTAGGAACTTGTCTTTGTAAAGGTTCTGATACACCATAACCCGCCATAACATGATCATTTCCTTTTCTAGCGATTTTACAGTTCAAAATCTCAGAATATTTTTTTATATGATAATATGTTGGGTGTTCATAATTTTTTTTTGCATAAACTTCAAAAAAAGTTCCAGCCTGCCATAAAAGTATTACTTTATCTCCATGTTTCTTTTTATATTGATCTAATTTGACAAAATATGTATCAATGTCTCGTTGTCCATTTCTTGATAATGAGCTCATATTAATCTATATATATAATTATTAAATCTTTAATATGGTTTAATAAATATTAATCGTGTGTGTAATTGTGAAATAATACTTCGGCATTCTTATTATATACATCTCCGGCTAAATACGCACTTTCATATATTTCACGAGCTACTTCATCGGGAATTGAAGACCCAATTTTCATTAAATTATGTTTTTTTAAATATTTTTTTATATGTCCAATGGACCTACTTTTTAATTTATTAATTTCCTTTTTAACATTTTTTCTGGTTTTTTTATTTTTAATGAGAACACCACACGAATTGGTTTTTTTATTTTTCCCCAAATAAAACTTCCTCTTGATCCTTCTAGTTTTCTTTTTGATTTTCTTTTTTTTATTTTGTAAATTGACTTCTGGAAGAGGACCTGGGAGAGAAACCGGTTGAACCAAAGAAGGCGTTGCATTTGAAATGTTTGTCACTGGTATTGGAGACATATTAAATTTTGCCTTAACCTCATGTAATTTTTGTTGTCTTTCTTCAAAACTGTCGTTGTGTATCATTGAGTTTCCAACTTTAAAATTAAAGGACAACGGCTCTTTATGATTATCATTTTGTTTTTGTGTTTTTCTCCATTGTGAATATGCCGGTTTTATCCCACCTTTTTTCATATTTGAGTATGGAATACTATCAGTTTCTATTTGTATTTCTTGTAAAGGGTTTTCTTTCACATTTTTTTTACTCTTTCTTTCAATTTTCTCTCTTTCCACTTTTTTTGATATACTTTCTAAGTATTCTATACTATCTTGTAGAGAATTAGCAAATTCTAAATCTTCTTTTTTTTGTTCATCATTACTGCCTATATTTTTTGTTTCTATTTCCTTCTTTTTTTGATGTTCTTTAATTTTTGCAATTAGATCTTTTTTTATACTATTTGGTTTAATGTCTCTAGACCTTTTCCTCTCCTTTTTTTTTGTTTTGTTTCTTTTTTTTGTTACACTAAAAAAATCAGGATTAATAGCAATTGTTTTAGTATTAGGCATTGTAAATAATAATAATAAATTTAAATATTATTATTAACTCAAATTATACGTACATATATTTATATAGTTCATCTACTTGTGTGTTATCTACGGATTTATTATTCTCTTTAAACATTTCAATTCCTTTATTTAAATCTTCTAAAGTAATTTTCTTCTTCTCATTTTTTGGTAAGCAAAAGACACGACGCGAATGAGCTATTTTAGTTTTTGCTAAAAGTGTTTCTATATCTCTTCCAAAATATTTAAAACATTTAATATTTGTTTCAAACCAACTATCTGATATTGGTTTTCTTAGTTTCCATCCAATATCTTTTACTTTTTTGGCGAAAATTTTATTAAGTTCTGGTGCGTGATAATCGTCTGTTTTGAATCTCCATGTAAACCTAGATGATAAACCCTGATTATAAGAGAAAAAACATTTTTCTAATTCTTCCTCATACCCTGCTATTATAACCATTAATCTATCTTTATAATTACTTAATGCTTCACAAAGAGTGTCTAAGCATTCTTTGGCAAAACTATCTCTTTTCTCTGGATTTCCTAAAGCGTATGCCTCGTCAATAAATAATACACCACCCAAACAATCCTTTACAACATCCATTGTTTTTAACGCCGTTTGTCCTAAATATCCAGCAACTAAATCACTTCTAGTCACTTTTCTAAATCTACCGCGCTTCAAAATACCTAATCTGGAATAAATTTTCCCTAATAATTTTGCTACTTCCGTTTTACCAGTTCCAGGTGGGCCATAAATAACAGTGTGTAAAAAATCATTTTGTGATTTATTTTTACAAATATGTAATTTTTGTATAAAAAATAAGATTTGATTAACAACCGATTGTTTTAAACTTTTCATACCTATCATTTTATTTAATTCAATTAATGGTGTTTTAATTTTGTGTATTGCTTTCATATCAATATTATAAATAACATCATCCTTTATAGGATACTTTTTTGCTAAATTTAATATATCCTGTATTGAAAATATTTCAACATTAGATATATCTACTTTTCTTTTCTTTATTTTTTTTAAGCGTTCTTGTTTTTCCCGGTAATTTTTCATATTATTTTTAAAAAATATATCAAAATCATCCTCATAATTTTGTAGATTTTTTCTTAATGCTGTTCTATGACTTCCTTTTATTTTTTTTACACCCTTCAATGTAGGTATAACTTTTCTTTTTTCATCAAGATGTTGTCTTAACTTAAATATTCCTCCGGATGATTTTTTTTTCATATTATTATTATTAGATATGTCTTTAAATATTGTATTATTTGATATATCTGTAAGAAGTGGCATAGTAAAATCTTTATATACCATTTTATTAATTTCATTTAATAATAATGAATTCAATTTTAGTCGTCTTTTTTCATTTGGACTTATAATTTCAATTATTTGTAAATTTAAATTATTGTCGGAGCTATCTATATTATTATTAGAACTATCGGTTTGTAGGTCATTATTAGAATTGTCTTTCATAGATATACTTGTTTGTTATTAATAAATTTAAAAAAATATTAGAAAAATATGATTAATAAATGAGTTTAAAGAAAAATTGATATGATATAAATTAAATAGAATAATGGTAATTATGGCTAAAAAGAAATTACAAGATTTTGACGGGGATATATCATGGAAAATAATAGAAAGTTACTTTAAGGGGCAACATTTGGCTAGATTAGTAAGGCACCAAATTGAATCTTATAATCATTTTGTAAATAAACAAATTAAAAATACAATTGAAATGTTTAATCCTGTACATATCAAATCTGAACACGACAAAGATGAAAAAACAGGATTGTATTCATTAGAACTAATTGTTACTTTTAGTAATTATCAGATATATAGACCACAAATACACGAAAATAATGGAGCCACCAAATTAATGTTCCCACAGGAAGCTAGATTGAGAAATTTTACCTACTCTTCCGCTCAAACTGTTGATTTAAATATCAAAATTATCAAAAGGGGTGGAGATAATTTGGAAAAAATGGAAACATTATTGAAAACAATTCCTAGAATTCATATTGGTAAATTACCTATTATGTTAAAATCTAGTATATGTGTGCTGAGCCAATATAAACATTTACATCCAAACATTGTTGGAGAATGCGCATTTGATGCAGGTGGATATTTTATCATTAATGGTAGTGAAAAAACTGTATTAGGACAAGAACGAGCAGCCGAAAATAATCCCATGTGCTTCAATGTTGGAAAAAATAATACTAAATGGAGGTGGTTAGCCGAAATAAAATCTATTCCTTTGGAAAAGTGTATATCACCTAAACAAATTAATATTACTATCGCTGCTAAAAATAATGGACACGGACATTCAATATATGTTCAAATACCTAGAATTAAACAACCTATTCCACTGGTAATTGTTTTCAGAGCCATGGGAATATTATCAGATAAAGAAGTCTGTGAAAGAGTTATTCTTGATATTGACGCTAAAAAAATGAAAAAAATGTTATTTGGATTAAAAGCTTCTATAATTGATGGATATGGTTACTTGACTAGAGAAAAGGCACTAGAACATATAACTAGTTATGCTATGTATACACCTTTAAATATGGATAAAATCACTGGTCAAAGGAAAAAGAAGGAATTTACTCAGGATGTATTAAATAATGACTTATTCCCACATTGCCAGACCAAAGAACAAAAAATATATTATTTGGGTTATATGACAAATCTATTACTACAAACAAGTTTTGGATGGCGCAAAACAGATGATAGAGATAGCTACAAAAATAAAAGAGTAGATCTAGCCGGAACATTATTAAATAATTTATTTCGCAATTACTTTAATAAATTAGTAAAAGATATGCAAAAACAAACTGTTAGGGAAATTAACAATGGTTCATGGAAATCAACCGAAGCTTATCTAGATATTATGAACCAAACTAATATATATAAAATTATTAAATCTACAACAATTGAAAATGGGATTAAAAGAGCATTGGCAACAGGTGATTTTGGTATAAAAAATACAAATTCTAATAAAGTTGGAGTAGCTCAAGTTTTAGGTAGATTAACATATATTTCTAGTCTTAGTCATTTAAGAAGAATAAACACACCAATTGATAAAAGTGGTAAATTAATTCCTCCTAGAAAATTGCATCAAACGGGTTGGGGTCTGATATGTCCGGCAGAAAGTCCAGAAGGTCAATCAGTTGGTGTGGTTAAAAATTTATCTTATCTTGCTCATATTACAATAAACTCTAACTCTAATCCAATTTTCAATTTATTAGAAAAAAATATCATTAGACTTGAAGAACTAACTAGTAAAGAATTATATGATAAAGTTAAAGTAATAGTTAATGGTTGTTGGTATGGCATTACAAATGAACCTATAAAACTATATCATTATCTAAAGGATAAAAAATTCAAAGGTATTTTAAATATCTACACAAGTATTGTATTTAATTATAAAATGAAAGAATTAGTAATATGTAATGAAGGGGGTAGAATAACAAGACCCGTATTAAAAATAAGAAAAGGAAAACTTTTATTTACTAAAAAATTGTTAAATAAAATTAAAAAGAATGCGTCAAATTGGGATGACCTTTTAATAGATAATTCAGAACACGAAGGCATCATTGAATATATTGATGCTTCAGAACAAAATAATGCTCTTATAGCCATGAGGCCTCATAAAATATCAAATAATAGGTTCACTCACTGCGAAATACACCCCTCAACTATTTTTGGTATTCTAGCTAGTTGTATTCCATTTCCAGAACATAATCAATCGCCCAGAAATACTTACCAATGTGCTATGGGAAAACAGGCAATGGGTATGTATGTTACTAATTTTAAAAATAGAATGGATAAAACCGCATATGTTCAAACATATACAATGAGACCTCTAGTTGATACAAGAATTATGAATATAATTAATTTAAATAAAATTCCTTCGGGTAGTATGGTTGTAGTTGCGATTGCGTGTTATTCTGGTTATAATCAAGAGGATAGTATATTATTCAATAAAGATAGTTTGGATAGGGGGTTATTTTCAGCTACTATTTACAAAACAGATAAAGATGAAGATAAAAAAATTCAGGGAGATGAAGAAATTAGATGTAAAGCCGATAGAAGTAAAACTAAAGGTATGAAATTTGCCAACTATAACAAATTAAATTCTCAAGGTGTGATACCTGAAAATACATTAGTTGAAAATAGAGATGTTATTATTGGAAAAATAGTTCCTATTAAAGAAAATAGAAATGACCATACAAAAGTAATCAAATATAAAGATCAAAGTAAGATATATAGAACAAATGAAGAAACATATATTGATAAAAACTATATTCATAGAAATGGAGACGGTTATACTTTTGCTAAAATTAGAACTAGAACATATCGTGTTCCTCAGATCGGAGACAAATTTTCATCAAGGCATGGCCAGAAAGGAACAATTGGCCTGGTAATACCAGCTGAGAATATGCCTACTACAAAAGATGGACTACGACCAGATATAATTATAAACCCTCATGCTATCCCTAGTAGAATGACTATAGCACAACTAAAGGAAACATTATTAGGAAAGGTTTTATTGGAATTAGGATTATTAGGAGATGGAACTAGTTTTGGTGAATATTCCATTAATGATATTTGTAAGGAATTACAAAAAAATAAGTTTGAATCTCACGGTAATGAAATTTTATATAATGGCATGACCGGGGAGCAATTAGAAGCAGATATTTTTATAGGACCAGCATTCTATCAAAGATTGAAACATATGGTTGCTGACAAAGAGCATAGCCGTAGTATTGGTCCTATGGTAGTATTAACAAGGCAGCCCGCCGAAGGTAGATCGCGCGATGGTGGTCTGAGATTTGGAGAAATGGAACGTGATTGCATGGTAAGTCACGGGGCGGCTAGATTTACTATTGATAGACTATATCATGCCAGTGATAGTTATACCATTTATACTTGTCAGAAATGTGGATTGATGGCTGTATTTAATCCAGAAAAGAAAATTAATATTTGTAAAACTTGTGGCAATACTACCCATTTTAATAAAGTTAATATGCCGTATGCTTGTAAATTACTATTTCAAGAACTAATTACTATGAATATAGCTCCCAGAATTATTACTAACGCATAAATGTTGATATTTTTCCAAAAATCCTGCTCTCAAATCTTTTGGTATGCAGTTAAAATTTATTAATTTTGTATTTAATTTAAAATCTTCCCACGCATTTTCATTTTTAAATCTACTATCTTTATCTTTTAAATAATTTTCTATCATAGTTTCTTTTATATGTAAATTATATAACTTATTAAATTTATTTTGTGATAATGGTTTTATAATTTGTGGTATATTATCTGATTTATCACCATGAATTATTTTATATAATAAAGCATAATATGTTTTCATTCTCCATGAAGCCTTACTATCATATATTTCACAATATCTATTAATAAATTTATCAACATTTACCAAATTATTTTTATTTTTTAAATTATAAATTTTTAAATTATGAACACCATTTTTTTTATCTATTAATTTACAATTACAATCATTATATAATTGTAAATAATCAGTATCACTTGTTATTATTTTAACGCGATTATCTGGGTCTTTCAATAATTCTTTTGTTAAAATAGCAACACAATCATCTGCTTCTAGTGTATCATATTTTACTACATGATCTACACCAGCTTGTTTAAATAATTCTTCATATGCCATTTTAAAGAAGGGCCCGCCAATAAAATCATCTTCTGTTGTTCTGGTTCCTTTATAACTATCAAATAATTTCATTCTCCATATGGTTTTTCTAGGGCAGTCTTTTGCTACTATTATTTTAATGGTTTCCATTTTACCCCAATCATAATCAAATTCTGGTTGACATAAATACCTTATTTTATCTATAAATGTTGTTTTAAATTTATTTACAAATTCTTCGTTTTCAATTGGTTTTTCCAATTTTTCCCCTTTTGTTTTACATTTCCACCATTGCATCATAGCATAAAACCTATAAAACACAAAATAACTCCCATCTATTAATAAATATCCCTTCATTTATATTTAATATTATATATTAAACACTAATCAATTTATATCTATTAATGTCATTTAAAGAATTTTTAATTGGCGGAACATCTGGTATGGTTGCTAGAACATGTGTAGCTCCATTAGATTTATATAAAATACAACGTCAAAATTATTTTATTCCTCATACTACTCTTCGTGACGTATTTAAAAAAGAAGGTATTAGATATTTATGGAAAGGAAATGGTATTAATAGTATAAGAATTTTTCCACAAAATGGTATTAATTTATTTGTTTATAAATTCTTTAAAAAATGTGAATATAATCACTTTATTTCTGGCGGGGTTGGTGGTGCTACATCAATGCTTATTACATATCCATTAGAAACAATTAGAAGTAGAATAATGTTACAAACAAACCATTCACATTATAAAGGATTATTTAATGCTCTAAAACAATTATCCATTAGAGAATATTATCTAGGTTTAAATTGTAGTTTAATAGGTTATAGTTTATATTCTTCATTATTTTATCAATTTTATCATACATATAAAGAGTTGAGTAATGATATATTGATCAATCCTAATATTAAAAATTTATTATGCGGTGGTCTTACTGGTGTATCGGCCGTATCCATTACATACCCAACTGATTTAGTTAGAAGAAGATTACAAATACAGGGATTTCATACTTCTGTCCCAACATATGATGGAATTATTGATTGTTGTAAAAAAATAGTTAATAAAGAAGGTATCAGGGGGCTTTATAGAGGGTTACTCCCAACATATTATAAAATTTTTCCTACTGTTGCTATACAGTGGTGGTGTTTAGATTTTTTTACTGAAAATATATAAAAAGATTTTATAATATTATACATATGGCGCATGGATGTCGGTATAAGAAATCTACAGCTAGTATGAGATGGAAATGGAAAAAGAAAAGAGTTAGAAGATTGCAACGAAAAAGGCGAAAAATGAGACAAAGAGCAAAATAAATAATTTAGAGAAAATGTTCTACTATTATATAAATGGAAACAATTTTAAATAAAGCAAAATCATTGATTAATGAAATAAATACTGATAAAACTATTAGTTCATTTCAACGTAACCACTCATTTCATAAAAGAACTGAAGAATCTAATAGAATTTTATCAAAATATCCCGATAGGGTTCCAGTAATAGTAGAAAAAGACCCTAGATGTAAAGATATTCCCGATATAGATAGAAAAAAATATTTAGTACCTGATGATTTAAGTATGGCAAATTTTATGTATGTGGTAAGAAAAAGAATAAAGTTATCACCTGAAAAATCTTTATATTTATTTGTGGATGGAAATAATATGGTTCCGGCAAGTCAATTAGTGAAAAATGTATATCAAGAATATTCATCATCGGACAATTTTTTATATATAATCTATGCGGGGGAAAGCACATTTGGATAAATTTTTAATATTTGATATTATATATATAATGTCATTCAATTTAGACATATTCAATCACTCTAATAGCAAACATAATGGTGGATGTAGCCAACCAACTTATGGAGGTAATGTTGGTCCAACTACTATAATGGGTAGTCATAATTATCTTCAGCGGGTTATACAAAAAAGAACTATTTCTCAACCAACATTAAAATCTACTATTTTCTCTGGTTTGAACCCGAATGATAGTAGATACAGATCTACTTTATATAATCATAAAACTGGTAACAAAATAATGGGTAAAGTTCAAAAACCGGCCGACTCTAGTACACGAACAAGATTTTTAGCAATATTTGGTGGATTTAATGTAAAACCGGGTGAAAAACCAAATTTATAAATTAACTTCTTTTTCATTATATTATCTATTATAATATTATAATGAATATTAATCAACTTATTGGTGAATTATTAGGAACCTTGGCTTTGGTACTTTCAATTCTTTACAGTAAAGGTAATGCGTTTATTATTGGTGGAACTCTAGCAGCGGGAATATTAGTTTTAGGTGGATTGTGTCCAACTCATTTTAATCCTGCGGTTTCTATTGCAATGTTTGCAAAAGGAAAAATATCAGGTAATCAATTACTACCATTTATTGTAGCTCAAGCAGCCGGTGCTTTAATTGCTGTTGAAATTTTTAAACGCGTATAATTTATTTTGTGTATATTATATAAGATGACTTATAATAAAAGAAAAACTAAACAAAGAAAAACTAAACGACGAAGAGGGAAAAGAGGGGGTGAAAATTTTCAATCTGCTGCTACTAGTGATAGTCGTCAAACTTTAGTAGAAAAAACCGAAGTAGGTGTAAAAGAATTAAAGGAAAAAGGTTTGATCGGGCACAAAAATCTATTTCAAATTATAGATTGGACAGCAAGAACACTTAATGATGCGCACGATGAATATGAAAGAGAGGCTAAAGGAGCGCCAGAACCAATAATGGCTAAAGCAGCAGATGGTGTAGGTATGACAGCTTCGGGTGGTAGAAGGCGAAGAAGAAAATCTCGCAAAAAAAGAAGTCGCAAAAAATCAAAAAGAAAGAAAAGAAGAAGTCGCAAAAAATCAAAAAGAAAGAGGAGACGAAGTAAAAAAAAACGATAAATATATATTATTAGTATTATATTGCTTAAGCAATCGTTTAAAAAAATAATTTAACATATTATAAAAATATATTATGTTAAGGATAATTATTATTAGTGTTTTAATGGTGAACGCAATATTTTGGGGAATATATCCACTGTCAAAAAACTCACCACACAATCAAGTTTTGCGATTTTTTAATATTAAGCGAGAAGTTGGACTTCTCTCCCACTTAATGGTAGGATTGTTCTTTTACATAACTGCTTTTTATATTTCACATATTAATTTAATTTCTTAATAAGTTGGAAATATAAGTAGATTAAAAAAAGACTATATCCAGCAGTATAAAAATTTGCAAAAGGATTATCATATAAATTTATTTTACTATAATATTGTTTGAATGGTTCTCCATATAGTGCGTCGTCCATATTTGTAAATGCTTCATTTGCTATTGCAACAGCTCTATTACCACCCCCGTCTAGAAATCTAGCTCTACCCGGCATATTTAATGCTTTTCTTCCTTCTGGTCCAGCAACTGGTATGTCCATAATGGCTACATGGTGTTGTTCCATTCTTTCACTTCTTCCACCTCTATTAGTTACCGGTGCTCTTAATAAGGTGCATGCGGGCGGCCCTGTTTGAGCTAAACCACCCATTAATCCCATAGGATTGAATGCTCCCATATTTTCAACCATTCCCGGTAATAAACCCTTAAAATAAGCACTTTTTGCTGGTATTAAAGGAATTTTACCAGTAGGTGCGTTATTGACATAAAGGTATCTTTTAACATTCTTACCTCTATACTTACAAGTTGAACCGGTGTTCAAAAAAAAACGATTGCCCAATGGATTACTACCAATTTTAGCATTACCTGTTCCTTTTACTAAAATATCGCCATAACTAACTAATCCGGCAATATCTTTTGCTAATGTAGATAGATTACCCGTATCATTCATACCCATTTGAGATGGGTTTCGTACGTGTTCAAGATAATTATATTCAGGTCCAACAAATTTTTCACCCATTGCTGTTGCTCCTTTTTTTACTTTTTTAAAAAAACCAGTAGGCATATTAATATATTGATATATATTAATATATTAATAATCTCTGTTTTTTGTTCCAGAAAGTGTTCCAATATCTTTTGTGTATTTAACTTTTGTAAATGCATTGGTTGAAGCGGCAACTTTTTTCTCATCTGCTTTCATTTTATGGTCGGCTTTTCTGAGATCATTCTCAGTATCAATTTCGGCTTCTTTAATACTATGTTGTAATTTCATAGCACTTTTATCCTTTTCTACAGCTTTTTCAAATAAAGTATTATATTTACCTTCTAGTTTTTTATATTCAGCGTTTTTATCCTTTTCTGATTTTTTTAATTTTTTTGTATTTTTTTCTTTACATGCTTTTTTCCATAATTTTTTTGAAGTTTTTGTAAATCCCTCAATATTACTTAAATTATTTATATTAATAATTAATTGATTAATTATTAAAGACCCCAATAAAATTATTAATAATACGATTAACCCGTTCATATATATTTCTAAAAGATATTATTTGGATCGTCTGTTTGGACACTTTTAACAATTTTCGCTTGTCTAATTCTTTTTTCATTTACTTTCAATGCTTTATCTGTTCTTTCCTTATCTTCTTTGTTCCTATCCATTTGGTTTTGTAATTTATTACCTTCGTCTTTCATTAAAGAAACTTTCATTTTCAATCCACCATAAGCTTTTTTTAATGTTTTAAATTCTCTATTATTTACTGCAGATTTTTCTTTTACTTTTCTCAATACTTCTGGGTCACATTTGGCCAAATCCAATCCTTCAACAATACTAAAATTATTAACGATTTGATTTAGTATCAAAGAACCTAACAATATAATTAATAACACTATTAATCCATTCATATATATTTCTAAAAGATATTTATTTACTTCGGTATTTTAGACTGTTCTACGACACTGTCCATTGCTGGAGAATTAACTACATTTTCTCCATCCGTTGCTGCTTTAATTCTGGCTTTTCTAGCCGTATCAATTTTAACTTGTGCTCTCGTTTTTCTTAAACCCTTTGCGGATTTGTCTGACCCATTCTTAATCGCTTTAGCTATGTCTTTCATTCTGCCAATCATACCTTTATTTTCTTCGGTAATCACATTAGCACAATTCACATTACTTAATTTTGCACATTCTTTTGCAAATCCTTCAATCGTATTATTTAATAAATGATAAAGTATTAAAAAACTAAAAAATAAAATTAAAAATGTATATATCATTATATTAATCAGTTATTTTTTCTTTTTAAATAATATATGTATTGGTCAAGAAATTGGAAAACAACTAAGGATTGTAAAAAATGTGAATATCATGGAATTCCAAAAAATGCTAAAACTAGTTGTGTTTATAAATATAACAATTATGGAACTTGTATAGCTAGAAAAAGTGGTAGAGCAGGACAACTATATACAGAAATACTTCCTAGTAATCAACTATATGAAAATAACACTTCTTGTAATTCTCGCTCAAAAAAATTTATAATTAAATCTGGACTGCTTCCTAAGAAGAAAGTCGGTGTAAAAGAAAGTAATTATTCATATTCTTATAATGACCTTATGAAAAGACGAAAAAATAATGTTGCTGATAAAGTTCCTACAGTAAAACCTCACTTTTTAAAATACGAAGCATCTGATGAAGGAAAAATAGATTTTGGACCAAATGGAACAATCGCTTACCCTGATCACGAAAATTATAATAATGTTAATAGGGGACCCAAAGCATATTATGGAAATCAAATTGTAATATTTCATAAGAATGGTGATTTAATAGCTAAAATAAAAAGAAATAGAAAATACCAACAATCTACAGGAAATGAAATAGATCAAGAATATTGGTATTGGTATAAAGATGAAACATATACTCATGAAGTTATTATGCGACATTTCCCTGGAGAAGGATTAAAAATTCAACAACAAACTTTTCTTGACGCTGTTCAAAAATACACATTTAGTAAAGAAGGATATAATGTTGATACGCTTCAATATAACGATAATATGAATTTACTACCAAGTGATTGGGAAGAAAATGGCGGTTATAAATTATATACTGATATGACTGGAGCTGAAACAGATTGGTTTATTAGAGTAATTGATAATCCCACCGTTTATAATTATCAACATAAAGATAACCGAATTACAAAAACTAGTGGTTATGGTGGCCAAACTTGTGGTTTAGAAACTAGAGTCGGTTTGGGAATGAAAACATGTGAAAATAATACAACATTTAATCCAAATAATAAACAATTTCATCAACAAGGTGCGGTTGATAGTTCTACCAGAATAGATAGATTACGATTGAATGCCGTTGCTAGTAATTATTATTGCCCTCCAAATACCGTTAGCAATGGAAAACAAGCATGGGATTCGTGTTGGAATGGAAATTATTTAGATACCATTAGAAATACAAATGAATATAATTCCGGTGGAGCCGATTGGAAATATAATGATAGATTAAATAATTTTAATCTAGATAGATTTCCTTTATATAAAACCGCGTGTCATCAAGAAAAAACTGCTAGGAGAAAAGTAGCTGGAAATGTTACCAATAGTTTTTGTTTATTCCCTAAATAATTTAATATAATAAATTATATTCTAATATATTATATTATGTCCGAAACAATAAATATATTCAATCAAATGCCCCATCACTACAAAAATCGTAATCATAATTATAAATTTGATATAAGAGATGATAGAGTTAGCCGGTCTCCAGATTGTTGTGGAACACCATTTCGCATGCCCCTTAACATAAATAGAAAAACATTAGAATGTGATAATTGTATTCCTAATACAAAAGTATTGAAAGATAATCATGCGTTATATTGTTGTTATGACCCTTATATTTTCAAAAAATTAAATAAAAATGGTATATTTGATCCAAAATTCATATTTGACGCGCATAATGTATTATATAAAAATAGTAAAACTTATTTATTAAATACTAGAAGTAATTTTAAATCATATAAACCATTAGAAGGAAAACCTTTTACTTATCCCATATCATTAGACCCAAATAATAATAATTTTTTACAATGTGCCAATGCTACATATAAATTTACAAATTTTAATCATGAATGTAATGGCGCTGTATCTCATAAACAAAGAATAGCACGGTTAAAATTTAATAATGCTGTTGCACCATATTTATATAATTATAATGTTAAATGTCCAAATAGAAATTCAAATTGTTTTCAATCATATTATAAAAATAAAGAAAAAGACCCTCAAAGATGTAGACCAAAAAGAATTAAAGGAAAACCACAATCATGCCCTCAATATATATTAGATGATATTGCTGAAGAAATGATAGAAGATACTATAGATACAAATGATATTAAGCCCCTTGATGATGTATATTCAAATTCTACTATACAAGCTACAATACAAATTAGTGAAAGTCTAGTAACATTAGTAGCTGTATTTTCACAAGCACATCATTGGTCATATAAACTAGATAATGATTATTATCCTACTATTGTCAATGAAGGTAATCATGTAGAAATAGAAAATGTAACATACGGCAATCATGTATTATTAGTGTATGCTCTAGATAATGATGATAGTGTTTTAGCGACAGATGTAGTTCATTTTAATGTAGATTATGGAATACCTCCACCTGATTATGAAGTTATATATTATGAATATAAATTAACAGACCCTCTAACTGGTGAAACTAGAATTGTTGTAGTTAATGATTTACAATATCAAATATTAAAAGGTGTCTTTGAAATTAACTATCAAAACCTAGTTAATAATAATATGATTAAAACATTAACATTATCTAATGGTGAGACGCATCAAATGACAAATTTAATTACTAATATATCATTAGATACTACTAATAATTTAATGGTTATACAGGGTAATGGTATTCCTAATTATATACCAAAAATAGCTGGTTTTGATGTAACAAATGGATGGAATGATATAGCAAATGGACATACATTTACTGAAATTTTATTATTAGAAGAAGGGGGAATAAATAATCCCAATGGATTATCAGAAACGAATGAAATATTTAAAATTCCTTTAACTCCTCAAGAAAATCCAGATGGGCCTTCTGATACCACATTAGGTACGGTAGGTATAGCATTAAATGGAATTCCAATATACAATCCTTTTGAAAATTCTCAGGGTGAGGATGCTTATGGTAGAATTTTTTCAAGTTGTTGTGGTCATCCTCAACAAGACGGGATATATCATTATCATAAATATCCAAAATGTTTAAGATTAATGGATGATACTTTTAAAACAGAAAAAGATAAATGTGATGAATTAGATGCTTTAATATCAGCCGGGGAACACTCTCCAATGATAGGTGTTGCGATTGATGGATATCCTATATATGGGCCAATAGGTTGGGTCAGTGTTGATGCTTCGGTAGCTAAAGATAGTAAAGTTCTTGTTAGTAGTTATACAGGTCATTATGTTGAGAATAAACCTTCATTAATATCCGGTAGTGGTGATTTGGATGAATGTAATGGAATATTTTCTCCTACTCCAGAATTTCCTTCAGGCGTTTATCATTATGTTATGTCAGTAGAACCTATGGCAGGGTTTTCTGGTAAGCGTGTAAATAGAAAAATCAATCAATACTTTGCTTATGATGTTCGTTCTGTTTTAACTAGACACAATATTAATCCAAGTGGATGGAATGACGATGAAATATATTTTAATGCTATTAAAAATGGATTTACAATAACTAAACAAGACGCAACTACTATAGATATTAAAGGAACTTCTCATGTTGATATTTTAAATTACTATTATTTCATTAGAAATTTATATCAAGATTTAAATAGTAATGGATTAAGTAGTGCAGGACGAGAATTTGAATCAATGGAAGCTACTTATCCATACACAATAGTAAAATTAAAAGGTATTCCATATGTTGAACAAACTGCTGAACCTGACCCAGATAATACTACCGGTGCTAACATATCTGTTAATGTTACTGTAAGTAATAATAGCGCTACTATTAATGTTACATGGACAGGAGGTAATCATTGGCAGTATCAAATTAATAATGAAGCATTGGTTAGTGTTTTTGATGGAAATAGTGCTTCAGTTTATGGATTAACAAATGGAAATTATACTTGTACCGTTTATGTAGTTAATCAAAATAATGATTTTATGGCTACTGATGTTACCTATTTTGATATTAATGTTTATTAATTCTTATTAATTATCATCCATGGTCAGGTCATGATGTTATTTATGAAGATAAATATTTGAAAGAACATGATATAAAAAAAATAAATTGATAGAAAAAAAATCATGTTTAACTATATTAAAACACAAATACAAATATGATCTACAATTTTAAAAAACAACTAACATTTTCAAAATTATTTGAAATTGTTAATAAATATGGAATCAATTCTTCATGGTTGGGTAATGACGGCGAACAACTCATGAGAATTTTTCAAAAAAAAGAATTCCCAAAATCTAAAATCAGTCACATAAATACATCTATTTCTTTAAAAGATATTATACCAAAATTAGGTAATGGGCGTATAATTACCGACTATTTCAACAATTTAAATTTTAGTATTTGGGAGAAAAATATTTGTTACGATGTCAATTTTCAATATATACTTGGGAGAGATTTCCAAAAAGACAAAATAGTATATTTATCATATTGTTATGAAGATTACTTCCTAGATGAAAAAAATGAATATATTATTCATTCGGTGTCTTTATTGTTTGTTCCAGAAGACGGGAAATATAATGTATATTATGTCAATTCTCATGGTAACGATTTGAAAGATTACAAAAATTTTACATACAAACATACAAAAACAAGAAAAAAAACACTATCAATGCAAACATCATATGAGTTATTATTTTTGGACGAATTGATTAAATATATGAATAAAAGTTGTAAGTTGAATTGCGTTTTTAATGAAAATCATATATATTATGGTCCAAATTTACAAGAAGCAGATAATCATGGGTTGTGTTTCTTATTTCCACAAATGATGTATATATATTTGGAATATAGATGTGAAGAAAGACACGCATCTAGAATATTAAATGAAGAAACTATATATGATTTTATACTAAATTGTATGAGTATGTACGACCCAAAAATAAATGAAATAAAAAAGTCCTACATAGATGAAGTTGGTAATTTGGAAGAATACTTCAGAAAACAAAAACATCATATACCTAGAAAAATATTAAACCATGTGATAGGGCTTTTAACACAAGATAAATATACAAAAAAAATAAAAGCATAATATAATAGATGACAGAAAAAATAAAGACAACAATATCAGTTCCAGATACAATGTGGGATGTTACAGGTCAATTGGTTCCTTCAGGTAATTATTATTATCATATAAATGAAATAAAACCAAATGGAGTATATTCAGGTAATTTAGTATGTCGGGGAAATTATGGAGAATTTGATTTTGAAGCAACTAATTTAATAAAAATGATGGCAATAGGACAAAGTAGATTAGCAAGAAGAGCAAATGTAGAGGATGAATATATACCAGACTATAAATCGCCTGCAACTTCTCCTACAAGTTATAAAAAGAAATTGTCAAGTGTTCCATCTTTTTTAACTACAGAAATTGTAAATAATTGGAAAAAGAAGAAAGAAAACATAGAGCAATGTTCTATTTGTTTAGGGAATTTGTATGGTTATGAAGAGATTGGTTCTGGTAGATTAAAGAAAGAAATAAAAATTTTAACTTGTTTACATAAATTTCATAAGAATTGTGTAAATACTTGGTTAAATGAGAATGATACTTGTCCTTTATGTAGGACAAGACAAGACCCAGAGGGAGAAAGTAATTATAGTAGTTCATCCGCATCTAGCCGTTCTATTAGACCTGAAGATGATTATAGATTACCAAATATGCCTAGAATAACATCAAGGCACGAATATAATTTTACAAATAATCCAATGGCTGTGAGGAGAAGTGAAAGATTACGAAGAAGTAGAAGTTTATTTGGAAGTTCAATTGAAACAAGACGAAGGAGAAATCAAAGATTAAATATGACGAGTGCCTTAACGTCGCATAAATAATTTTTAAAAATAATATATATATTCAATTAATAATGAGTTATACAAAAGTCCCTAAGTATAAAATAGATCCATGGACAAAATTAACCAGAAAAGAAGCTGCGGAATATGAAAAAAATATATTAATACGATTAAATAAAAATTTTGAATGTATTTGTAAGAAAAAAAAAGATAATCATTTTCCAATATATCGTAAAGATATGATGACTGGTAGAGGCGACCTTGGATTAGTATTATCTAATTGTGGAAATAATTTGAGACAATCATCAAACCAAAACATAGATGATATAGAGGAACAAATAGATTGTATAGTTTATAATATGAAAAAAAGTAATATTATACAATTAGATGTGGGTTATAAAGGAAATAATTTATGTGTAAAAAATGGGACACTATCTATGATAGATTTTGGACAGGGTGTAATGGATAATATAGGATACAATGATTTTTTTAAAAACGCATTAAAAAATGAAATATTTGGCGAATATTATTATACAATATTGAAGGAACAATTGTTATGGATAGTTAATAATGTGGATAGGGTGCCACAATTAAATATGCGAGGGGTAGTGCGAAAATTGAATAAACGATGGTATAGTATTATTAAATGTCTGAAAAATGAATGAGGAAATCTCTCCCAGGTTAGTTTAAAATTTGGAGTACAAGAAAAATTATTTTAGAATAATTAAGTAAATTGATATGATTTAATACATGATAAATTATATCAATAATATCGTTATGAGTAGTTTAGTTACAAGCAATACAGCAAATACAGAAATAGAAGAAGAGATGGCTGAGATTTCTAGAGAAGTTTCAAATGAGTTGCGAGAAGTGGATGTTACACCGCGTCCAGCATCGGCGGTAACCGTTCCAGTTCAGACACATATAATTTATGTGTTAGATAGGTCAGGTAGTATGCAACCATTAAAAAAGGCAGTAGAAGAAAATTTTGAAGGTTGGTGTAAAGCACAAGAGACAGTGGTGGAGGGAGAAGATATGTTACCTAGATTAACATTGGCACAATTTTCAGATGGAAATCCAGAAATTACACATTATGATAATATAAAAGAGAGAAAATTGTTGAACTATGAGCCGTGTGGTTGTACGGCATTATATGATTGTTTGGGTAGAATATTTGAAGAATATGGGAATGAAGAAGGTGCGATTGTAGTAATTTATACAGATGGTGAAGAGAATTCAAGTAATAAATGGACAAAAGAAATGGTGGAAAAAAAGATAAAACATTTACAAGACGAGAAAGGTTGGGAATTTGAATTTTCAGCGGCAAATCAAGATAGTTGGGCTGTGGGAAATTCAATTGGAATTACAAATACACAAGATTTCCTGCCAACGCCAGATGGTTTAACTCGCGCATTACATGTATCAAGAAATACATCATTGGGTTATAGGCAAAGTTCAGCTCAGAGAATAAGATCAACGCCTGGAGCTAGGAGAGTTCAATCACAACCATTACCGAATGACCAATATGATGTTCATATAGGACCTCCAGTAGATTTGGAACCACCGAGATTAGTTAGAAGAAATCAAACACTTCTCCCGGCGGAGGGGTTTAATGCGTTTAGTAGGGCTCAGTCTAGTGGTCCTCAATGATTTCTGCGATTTAAAAAAATATTAGTAGTTTCAAGGTTATTGTTATAGGGGACATTATTATTAATACACCAATTAATACATTTTTGGATATTTTGAGTTTTAATATTTTCTAATTTATCTTTTTTTCGTTCTTTATATGAAATAAGTTTAATAGTGTTGAGAATATTTTCAATTTGTTGTTTTCCTAATATGGAGTTTATTTCTTCAAGTTGTGTATTATGGTAGAGAGAAATGTTGATATCAAGCATACTATGAATTTTGTATTTATTGAAATCAATGTTATTTAATAATTTAAGTATATTAAATAATTTTTTAGAAATATGTTCAATATTATTAAATTTGAAGAATTTACATACGATATATTTTTCAGAGTTAGCATATCTGCTAGTGTTAGGTTTGGTTATATAAACTTGTTTATAGAAAGAATTAAGAAAATAAAGCATTTCAATGGTAGTTTTGTGAAAGACATCGTATATTTTAAGAATGAAAGTTCCATTATATTTTTGTAAAATGAGAGCATATGCGATTTGTGTAAATATTAGTCTAAAGGCTAAATTTTCTTGTTCATTATAGTTTGCAGAGAAATCAAAACCCCCATCAGCAGTAACGAGATGCATAGAATTTCCGTATTTATTTTTACAATAAATAAAGTTATTTTCATCAAAAAGGTCACCATTTCCAGTATCACCTGTTTCTAAAACAACATTTGGATATTTTTTAATGAAATTTTCAGTTTTTTTCCATCCGGGAATAGAATGATTGGAGTTATCAATAAGTGTCATACCATAGTATGTATCATTTTTATTATTTCTAAGATGAGCCATAGCTTCAATGAAACCACCGGGTCCTTCAGCTAAATGAAAAGTATTTATATATTTATAATCATTATATAGTAAATTGAAAGTTCTACATATTTCAATCATTTTGAAATAAGATCTAGAAACAGGTTTAATTTTGCTGATGGAAATATTATAATTTGGGATTGTGGTATGTATAAATTCATATGGATTAGTATATTTTTTGAAAGTATCCCATTGTTGTGAATAATCACAAATAAGTTTTTTAGAATTGTTCAAATAATTTCTAATGCTAAAACTAATTATAGGTTCAAGTTCCTGTTCGTTATTTCTTATAACAAGTTTTAGATTATTTTCAGATATTTTGATATTATTTTGATACAATAGAAAATATAACATATATTATATTAATAACATATGTTATATTTAAATACTTTTTATTGTGTTGGTAAAGTTAATCGTATTTTTAATTTTCTATATTTCTTTTTTGATTTTGAGCTGGAATGACTAATAATATCGTCGTGAATTTTGTCTTTCATTTTTTCAAAAATACTTTCATTGAGCGTTTTGGCGTTAACATTTCTAATTTTTTTGAATATGAAATAATTGTTTAAGAATGATAAACCTTTTTCGGCAGTACTCATATTTAAAGCATTTCCTATAAAATTTTTTTTGATAACTCCCATATCTAATTCGTCTTTCATATATGAATACATTTGTTCAAAAGAATCAACAGATTTTTTCAAACCAAATTCTCTTAATTCATCTTTTTTTAATAATTTGAAACCATATTTTTCTAATACTAATTTTAGATAGTCAAAATTAACTAGATATTCTTCAAACCCTTCATCATTAATACTTTCTTGATAAACTTTAATTTTCAAACCCACACTATTATAATTATTTGGAAATGTATCATTCTCATATAATTTTTTAATTTCACATATTTTTTTATCTTTTTTTTTGAAGATGTGACTTTCGTTGTATTTTTTTGTTTTGAGTAATTTAAATATTTTATTACCATTGTAGCAAGTGCCAATGAAGTATCCACCAACTTTACACATTTCACAAACATTTCTTAAGTATGTGTGTAGTATTTTATTTGTTTGAAAGAAGAAGTGAAGGGCGAATTGAGTACTAACTACATCAAAACCATTTTTAACTAATCCGTAATTATCATTGGCTAATTTACCTATTTTGTCTGCGTCATTAGACCCATAACCAAAAAGAGCATTAATCACATATTTACTTTTAATATTTTTACAACAATCTCCGTTTCTTATTAATTTTCTACTGTCGCCTTGTAGAAATAAGCAACTAGTAGTGCTTTTTCTTTGTCTTTTTTCTGTTATATACCTAGCACACGCACCATCAATACTGTTTTCTATATTATCTCTAAATAGGTCAAATCCCATAACAAATCCTAAATCAGAAGATAACCATTTATGTAAATCACCGCCTTTACCGACGGCTAAATCAACTAATGTTCCTTTTTTTTGACATACGGATTTTATTAATTTAAATTTAACATATCTATTATGGAAATGTCTCATACCAGTTGTGTTGCTATATATTTTATTTTTACTATTATAATAGATATCGTCATCATTAACAATATTTGATATTCCTTTACCAGTAATCATCATATGTTTAGTTATTGGGTTGTGTATAGATTTCCATACACTATGTGCGACATGATAAGCATTGCCAAAATTTCTACCAGTCTTCTTATAATCAGCAGTTTTGTCGTGTCTTACCCTAATGGGGATCCATTGCCAATATTTTTCATTATCATTAACCCACTTACATTCAATAATAGTTTCATCATTAATAACTTCTTTACCATTTTCTGTATAAATGAAATTATTATTACCAACTCTTTTAATCATTATATTCATTAAGTGAGCTTCATAGGGTAAAGCGGGTTCGGTGGGAATAAATTTAACGGGTTTGTATTTATTCCATCTATAATTTCTATCATATTTTATATCATCATTTAACACGGTATCTAAAGGATTTTTATATCCGTGTTTTTCAGGGTCAAAACCAACTCGCAATTCCAATGTTTTATATTGTTTGATATGGGTTTTTTTTGTAAGACTAGTGCCAGATTCATAAACATTATTAACTATATCATTTTTGTTATCATCTTTAACTGTAGTGATTAAGAAATCTACTGTATTAAATTCAGGAGGTTTCCATTTAAATGATAATGTCCAAGTTTTGTTGTTGTCGGGTTCTCCCAATGAATACGCGCCTACACTTTTATCAATAGGCGTAAATATTAATCCATCTGTTTCATATTCAAAACCACCATTATCTATTTTTTCATAAATTTTTTGACAACATTGGAATATAGTTTTATCTGAACCATCGTCGTTTTTTTGTATATTGGCGTGAAATTGTTTAGTTTTGAATATCATTGAGTTACTTTTATTTTTAATTATGGATACAGGTTTAAAATCTTTCATATATTTTGCTATAATTTCTAATCTACCTTTATTTTCCATTTTTTTTTCATATTTGAAACCTTCTTTAAAGATTAAAGGGAATTTTCTAACATCTTCTTTATCAATAAAGTATATATCAAATATTAAATAGTTATTAATATATTTACCGTGTTTATCGTGGCCAACATATTCTCCGTCAAAAATACAATTTTTGTGTTCAGTAGTTTTAATAATAGACCCGGTGAATGTAATATTCATATTGATATCTATTAAATATATTTTTCCACTATCTGGGATATACATCAGTCTTCTTTCTCCATCGGCTTTATCAGTAACCGCGTATGGAGTATATATTGTATCATAACCACCATCTTTAATAATATTTTTCATTTCTAAACTGATAGATGATGGACCAACAAAATTTTTTCTGTTTTTTCTTTTATATAATTTGCCCTCAAGTATTTCTCTTTTTTTAATGTCTTTATCGGGAATAATTAAATCAATATATCTATATAGCACATCGTATTGTTCATCATATGAAATTGGAAAATTAGAATTTTGGATACCTGATAAAACAGCTTTAATATTAGTTTTAAAATATTTATGTATTAATTTACACCATTGATTTTCAATAGTTTGAACTTTCAAAGCATAACTGGTTGGCATATCTGGATGTATTTTTCTCATTAAATCGTCATCATATTCTAATTCAATTTCATAATTTTCAGCGTTTTGAAAAACATTAGATTCTTGTATGGTATGAGTAGGTATGTAATTATTTTTGTCTCTTTTTGATTTAGATGTTTTGATAATACTGAATGATAATAGAAATGGGAAAGATGTATGTTTAAATGTATATCTTTTGATTAGTCTAAAAGTTTTTTTAGTATCCTGCCACTGATTAAGCATTATTTTAACTAGCGTGTGATTGGTCCCAAGGGTATTTTCATTTTTATAATTAATTTTGAATTGAAAATCTTTATAAAATATACCATTTAAAAATATAGGTTCAATTGAACTATCGTCTCTAATTCTATCTTTTCTTAAGAATTTGTAATAACCGGTATCGCCGGTTACATCTTCTAAATTTAACATATTTTTTTTACAATAAGCTTGTATTTTACTTAATCCATCAATTGTGGTTCTAATGTTGGACATTTTGTTTCTTCCGGATTTTTTATCATAAAATTGGTTTTGAATGTTTAAATACAATTGTTCATTATTAACAACCCAGCCTAAAGATTTAATCTTTTTGATACAATTTTCAAAGGTAGTTCTAGTAATTGGATTATCCCAGTTAGTTCCAAATTTAATTTCTAATTCTGGATTAGTAAGAATATCTCCAAATTTATTTTTTTCAATTGGAGTAGAAATGCAACGCAAAATATACTTTTTGAAATCATTATCTCTTTCTTTTTTATTGTCACTCATTAATATATATAATATTCATATTATTTTAAGTAGATCAATTTATATTAATTTTTCTTTTAAAAACATATATAATTCTTTTTTTGTATATTTTTTGGCTGTTTCGGGATTTTTTGTAGGAATTTTTAATTTATTTGAAATTTCTCTAAGTTCGGAAATTTTATAATTACTAATGGCTTTTAATGGTTTATTAATTTCGTCAATAACGATTAAATTTTTTTTAAGGTCAAATATTGAAGGATTTGTGTTCTCTAACCAAATTCCATATTTATCTTTCTTTTTTTTTATAAAACATATTTTGTTTTCACCATAGCTAAGATTTTCATAATATATCATATTATCAACAAATACAATATTAATTTTATTAATTAAAAGCAGAGCATTAAAAGAATACAAACCAATTTTTTCTTGTTGAATTAATTCATTTTCTAAAATAGTTAGTTTAATTTTATTTTCTTTCAATATAATTTTGTGTTTTTTTAGTGTTTCTAATAATGATATTTTGTGTGTTTTTTCTACCATATAAGAATTCGTTTTAGAATATTCATAATCTTTAAATCCATTAGTAAAAATATGATAACACCAAAATAAGCTATCATTAAAATGATTATCTGGATAGAAAAAAATATCATTAATTTGTTCTTCATATTTTTTTGTTTCCTTTTTTAGGATCTGTTTATCTTTTTTTATTATGGGAATATTGTTTAAAATATTCATTATAAAATCTTTTTTTAATGAATATTTATTGAAATCGTGAAAGTTAAGTGAATGCATCATTTATATAACATAGGCGTTGTTTCTTTATTATGTTTATTAAAATAATTATCCTTGTAGTCCGATTTGAGTTTTTCAACATTATCTAAATGTTGTTCTTGAGTTTTAATGTATGTTAAAAACTTATTAATTTTTATTAATACTTCTTCCGGTATATTATTCATATTAATAAAAATACCATTTCTATTCTCTGAGTAACTAATATTATTTTCTTGAAAAATTCTAAAAATTTCAATATGATGCGAATTATCAATCTTCTCAATATTTTTTTTTAAATTATTCAAATCGGCTACACTCATTATTAGAAAAACTTTAATTATATTTAAGTATAAATAAAATTAAACTATTAAGTGTTCAAACCAATCTTGATTTTTCTTTTACTTTTTTCTTCTTTTTTAAATTTCTGTTTTAATGGTTCGGCTAAAACTGATATTGAATTATCATTTAATTGAAATCTAGAACCAATTACTTTAATATAAATTTCGTCATTTTCTTTCACATTTTTAAATATGTTATTACTATCATTGTAATAATGGTCTCTTGTTATGAATACAATAATAGGCCTTTCATCTAATTTATAATAATTGGCTTTAATACCCGCTTTTGTTATATTTTCAACAATAACTTTAATTTTTTGACCTTCACATGGGTTACAAATTAAACATTCAAAACTAACATCAAATACAATATTATTTGATTGTACTACTCCAGCAGAATAACTTAAAACCCTAACAGAATTTCTTTTTATGTAACCTTCTTTAGAACATTTTCCTTCTAAATTCATTATTAATTTATTACTGATATGTTCTTGTATATTACTACCTACTGTATTAAATCTTAATGAAACTTTTCTAGTCAAAATATTTAACATATAAATTCCAGTATTTTTTTTCTGTTGTTTTTTACTATTACTTGGAATTGAGGCCATTCTATAATACTATAATATTTTTATCTTTATTCTATTATCAATTTATTTTATTAAATTTTGCGTTAAATCGCCATTAATAATAGGTAAATATGGTACGTTATATAAAATACTTTCTATACTATCAAAAAACCATTTTTGATTTTCAAAATTTTTTTCTTGTAGAAATCTCATTAATAATTCAAATTCTATACATAATTCTGTTGGTGATATTTTTATTTCATGTGAAAGTGGTTCTTCACCAAAAATAGAAGTAACACTATTTTTTTTCACAACATATTTCTTCTTCTTATAGTAGTTTTTCGTAATTTTATTTATATATTTAATTAATTCTATTTTTGCTGGCCCTCTATCACATTGTTTACCCTTACTAGGTCTTTTTGCTGTTGATAATTTCATCTCCTTATATTTGAATACTATTTCTTCATTTCTAAATGAAAAAATGAAACCTACTATTAAATTACAGTCTTTAATAAGCTCTTTATATTTGTACTTTTTATCTAATAGTTTATTTGCGGTATTAACCGATTTAAATTTATCCCATTTACCATCTATTTTTTCTAATATATGAAAGTTATTTTTTTTTCCGAAATGGTCTGGTAAGATAATTAGCTCATCATTAAGTTTGTAATTATTGAAATATTCATTAATATACTGATATATATTATCTTTTATAGTAATGCTTTGAATGCTTTGAAATAAAGACACCTGTTGCTCATAATTTAATACATCTATTGAATGAAATATACAATATTTCACTAATAAATTTAAATCCATATTATTTCTATTTTTTAAGTTGTTAATAACTACAATGGCATTTTCAATCCAATTTTTATTATTAGTTAAGTCATAATTAATATTATCACTTATTAATTTTTGATAAATATCAATTATTTTATTAATTTCACTGTTATCTTCTATAATTTGTGTTTTATTTTTTTTTGGTATATTAAAAGATAATTTTTCTCTTTTATATGGAATTGGTTGAGTTCTTTGAAGAATAGTTATTTTTTTATCGTCTAATTCAACTGGTTGAAATAAATAATAGTCACCAGTATTGACCAATCTACCATTTCTACCTAACATATCTTTAATAAATTCATTTTTATCATTTATTAAAATATCTAAGGAATACATTATTTGTGATGAAGAATAATTTCTCACTGCCCTTATCCTTTTAAATAATTCAGTTTTTTTATAAAAATATTTTTCTTTAAATAAACTTCTAATTCTAACTAATATTCTATCCATATTCATTTTTAAAAAATTAGAATTATAAGTGTTATCGTTTATGTTAATTTTATATGAAGATTTTACATTACAGTTATATTCGCATTCCATCATATCACACATTACAGAATAATCTTTTTGTTTTAAGGAGTAATTCATTTTATCACCATTGGATAGTGTAATTTCAATTTTTTTTTGAGTATTATAATTTTGGCTTTTATTCAACAAGCAATCAACCGCATTTTCTTTTAAAATTCTAGTAACCCTACCAATATTTTTGGCACTATTTTCAGAATATCTATACATATATAAATCTGCGGTTTCTACATTATCAACATATGAAGCATACAAAAAAACTTGACAGTTTCTTTCTTCAAAGGGTAAATCACAATGACTTTGATTACGAATAGCTCTACCAACAGTTTGGCCAGTTCTATTTAGATTATACCATGGGTCAATGATGTGCATTTGTCTAATATTCTTAAAATCCAGACCTTCAGACCCAGCTTTGGAAATAATAACTACTTTTACCAAATCACCATTTTCATTCCCTTTTTGAGTAGAAGCTTTTAATTCTTCTTTATTTCGTTTAGAATAAAATTTATTACCCGTTATCATTGTATATTTCATTATACTTTTAGGAGGATTTTTAAGTAAATTATCACCATTATATCTTGTAATGCCAATTGATTCTAAAGCCAGAGCCATGGGAATACAACCACCTTCAATATATTGCGAATAAATCATTACAACGCCTTTTGATTTTTTTATAGATTTAATGATGTACTCAATTTTTTTACTATATTTTCCTATTTGAGTTTCATCAAAGATTTTACCATAATTTTTTAAAGTTGTTTCTTTATATTCAAAATTTCTTCTAGTTTTTTTATCAGATTTCATTATTGTATTTAAGCCAGTTATACCATATAATTGTTTATAATCTGAAAAATTATCACTATCTAAATTTTTGTTAGGATAAGCAATATTTAATAGCTGTATTGGAGGTCCCAATATAGTATAAGCAATTCCTTTTTTACCTTCTTTTAAAATTTTACCTCTTTTTGTATTTTTAAGATAGTCAATAAATTTATTATAAATATGTTTTTGTATATCCCCTAATTTGAGAATACATAAATCTAAATGTTCAATGGGTGTATCAATTTTTAAACCGTTTATTTGTGTAGATGGGTATATGAAATTATCATTTTTTGAAGAGTTGGTGTCATTAAAATCAAAAGGATAAATTCTATAAGGAAAACTGAAAGGGTCTTCTCCTTTTACATAACTAATATAACCAGTTGATTTTTGTATTAATAATTCTTTACCGCCTTCAACAAAATCACCATTTTTTTTAAAAATATCATTTTTTTTGATTTCAAATCTTTTATCATTCGCATTCATTAAATTTAATAGCCATATAATTTCATCATAATTATTATATAAAGGCGTTGCTGTAAGAAGTAATAATTTTGTATTTTCGGCATATCTAACAAGGTCAATAAAATTTTGGGATGTTCGTTTAAGGTCGTTTTCGGCAGTTCTTATATTATGAACTTCATCAATAACAATAAGTCTATCAGAAAATTCGTTTTTTATTGCATTAATTTTTTTTTCTTTGGAGGTTGCGTCATCATCTTTACTTATAGATACCTTTCTAATAATTCTATCAATATGATTAGCAAATTTGGTATAACCCATGAAAGTGTAAGATTGTTTTATTAATTTATTTATTTGTTTAACAACACTTTCTTTTGTTAAACCTTTCATGTTCATGGGATTAACTTCTTTTATAAATTTATTACCAATACAAGCTTTAATATTCCAATAACCATTAATTAATTCTAGTTTTCGTTCATCAAATAATTGTAATTTATAATTTTCCAAAACATTAATGTTAGCGACAATTATAATTTTTTTTTTTATACCAATTTGTTTCAAATAACTTCTCATTTCTTCACATACATTAATAGATGAGCACGTTTTACCAGTTCCTAAACCATGATAAATTAATAAACTATTATAAGGTGTTTGAAATGACATGAAATTTCTGACGAACATTTGTTGAGTAGAAAGTTCAAATTCTTTATTTTTACAAGTTTTATTGGAAATACTTTTTATATTTTTAAAATCTTTTTTGGTTTTTTCGGGAAATTGAGTTTCATCAAATTCTTTTTTATTTGTAATTTTAATATTAAAATTGGGGTCATCTAAATGTGGATATAAAAATTCATTTTCGTCATTTTTAAATTTTTTTTTATTAGAATTTTCGTTTTTTTTGTATATATTATTATTATCAAGAAATTTCATTTTTTTGGATGGCATAATAATAATATATTATTAGATTAAGTTATATGTGTTAATAACTTTACATATTTTATCAAACATGGCTAAACGTTCAAAATTATAGGGTCTAATTTTTTTTTTACAGTCTGAAACATCAAACCACCCAATATCACTAACTTCACTTTTTTGGTATTCAAGGGTGATATCATTTATATTTTTGATATAGGCCAAATAATATTTATGTTTGTAAGATTTGAAGTTTGAACCCATAAAAATTTCTTCAAGTGGTATTATGTTTTTAATAATAGTAAATTCTTTAGATGTTAGACCAGTTTCTTCTGTAAATTCACGGATGGCACAATTAATATCAGATTCAAGATAATTTCTCCTACCCTTAGGAAATCCCCATTCAGGTTCAACCCATTCATTTTCCGTTTGATGTATTAAATCTTCTAAATTATAACAATTATTATTTTGTAGAATTACGCCCTCTTTCATATTTTTAAATTTATTTTTTGATATTTTTTCTTCGGATAAATATTGATTTCCAATGAAACCACCCCATAATTCATTCCATAAATCAGAGAAATTCCTGGTAAGTAAATTATTCTTTTCTTTAATGGTCATTTCTTCTAATAAATTTTGGATGTATAATTTATTATATATGGGGTATTTTCCCCTTAAAAAATCAACATAACCTAGACTATCTTTTCTACATATTAATAGGAATTTTAATTTATTATCGTGGAAAGTAAAACAAATAATCCCTAAACTACTGATTGGTTTTTTACATGAATGAAATAAATGACCATTTCTTCCACAATTATTACAAAATTGAAAATTTTTACTCATTACGAGATGTTATATGTTAAAATCAAATTGTTTTTATATCATAATTGGTATATATAATGAGGATGAAATTGAACAATAACGTTTGGTTACCAAAATTAGAATTTATATTACAAACAGTTGCAGTTACATATCCAAAAAAACCAAATACAGTAACAAAAAAAAAATATTATGAATTTATTCAAAATTTACCTATATTTATACCAATATATCCATTTGGAAATAATTTTATAAAGTTATTAGATAAGTATCCAGTAACTCCATATTTAGATTCAAGAGAATCATTTATGAGATGGACGCATTATATATTTAATAAAATAGACAAGCAAATGGAGAAACCTGAAAAAACATTTTATGAAAGTTTAGAAAAATATTATGAAGAATACAAACCAAAAGAAATGAAAAAAGAAGAACAAAGAAAACTGAAAGAAAAATATTATTATTTTGTAGTAGGTTTAATTGTAATATTTAGTATTTATTATAATTATAAGAAATGAATTATCAACCCAAAAAACCATTTTTTAAGATGAATATAAAAGAATTGAAAGAATATGTAAATGAATGTGAAAGATTAGATAAAGTTGCGAAATCAAAAAAAAAATACAAAACAAGAAAGCGAAAAATGAAAAATGGCAAAACAAGAAAGAGGTACCGAAAAAAACGCACTAGAGCGGTATGGTTAAAATCTTAAGTTAATATATATGAAAATAGGTTTAATGATAGTGGGAATAACATTATTTTTTATAGCTGATACATACTACGATGGAAGATATTCACAAATGATAATGGGTTGGAGGAAGTATTATAAAATAGCAATGATAGGATTTGCTGGATTATCGTTATGGACATTTATAAGAAAGCATCCACAAGAATCTGGTAGCACATTTGGAATATTATCCGATTTAGTTAAACAAATGCCAATAGATACAGCTGCTGGGGATATATTAACACCTATATTTGATTTTAGAAATTTTTCTCGTCCGGTTCAATCACCCCAAATGAAAAGAATGGTGAATTCAGGATTAAATTCAAATAAAAGGTCAGTAAGTGAAACAAAAAAAAAATATGTAGCTAGTCAGCAAGGATGGAAATGTGCCGGTTGTAGTTCTCAGTTAGATGCTACATTTGAAGTAGACCATAAATTGGATTTACAATTTGGAGGGTCAAATCACGTAACAAATTTATTTGCCGTATGTAGAAATTGTCATGGTAAAAAAGGATTGCTTCAAAAAATACAATAATTAATATATATATAAGATAAATGGGAATATTAGATGATATTGATGGCATTGTTAAATTTCTTATATATATACCAATAATATTAGTATCAATATATGTTTTGTATATTTTAGGTAAAGGTGCGAAACATAAAATAGATCACGGAGAGTTACCACCTTCATGGTATATTACCCGCGATCAATTACTTAAATCGGCGCTATTTGTTATATGGCCAATAATAGGGATATTTAAAGTGTTAAAATATTTAATTTATGATATATTAATTCTTTATGCCCCCAATCGTCAAAATAGAATAAGAAGTATATTGTTATTAATAACTGCGGTTGTAGTAACCATAAATTATTGGGTATATTTTGATACAGATAACACATTGAAATATAAATTTCTGATAGATTATAGTAGATGGATTACTGGAATACTATCAGTTGGATCAATAATATTGTTGATGGCGAGTTTTGTAAGTTTTATAGGTAGAGCAGAAGATTTTCCAGAAGCACCAGATTTTGATAAGCAGCAAAAATGGGAAGACCTGCCAAAAATTCAAAAAAAGTTTGTGAAGCATCAAACAAAAGAACATTTAAAAGTTACCATTATAGTTGGATTATGTGTTGCTATTATAGGATTAGTAGCATATTATGCTATGTATAAAGATACGGTAGCAATACTAACTAATTATTTTATGACAACGGCGGGAACTATTACATTAATGTTTGCGGGTTATTTTATATTAAAGAAATACAAATTTTTTCAAAGTAAATATGGAAGAATATTATTTAATATATTATTCATAGTACCGTGTGTTTTTTTTATGTTGGCTGAATATTTATACAAAGAATTGAAACATACACCCAAATCGGCATATTATGTATTAATGGCTGAAATAATTGGGGTGATATTGTTAATAATAATACCTTTAATAAAAAAAATAGTTTATACAAAATCTAAGGCCGATTCTAATTCAGGAGATATATTAAAACAAAAAGTAGAAACAACACAGGAAGAATTAGACGATTTAAACAGGAAAATTAGAAAGATGACAGATAAATATGAAGATTATTTAACTAAGTGGAATTGGGATGAATTATTACAAAATAGTTTAAATGCGCCAAATAAAAAACAAGAATTAATATCATTTTTAATAGAATTGGGATTAGATAATCCTGAGAATTGTAAAGATGAAAATAAAGATGAGAAAAAATCGGTTAAGGCTAGTAAAATAAAAGATTGTCAAGATGAAAGAAAAAAATTACTTACAGATATGGTCCAATATATACAAACACAGGCTCCAAAAATTAATAGAATAAAAGTATCAATAATAGAAGTAGAAAAAAAGTTAGAACTAGAAACAAAAGACTATAATGAAAATAAGTCAGCATTTTTAACAAGTAAAATATTAGTAGGCGAACCAATATATTTAAATAAAGCAAAAACAGTAGGTACATTTGAAAATTTACCAAGAGGAACAACGACAGATGGAATTCATAATTTTAATTATTCCTTATCATGTTGGGTGTTTATACATTCAAATCCAACAAATTTTAAATATATGGATGGTAAATATTGTACAATATTGAATTATAGCGGAAAGCCAGAGATAAGTTATAATGTTAAGGATAATACTTTGAGAGTGACAATGGTGAATGGGAAAAAATCAGAAAAGAAAAAAATAATTTTTGAAGATAAATATTTTCCGATGCAGAAATGGAATAATATAGTTTTAAATTATCAACAGGGAACCTTAGATATATTCATAAATAGTAAATTAAAAAATACATATACGGGGGTGGTTCCGTATATGGAAGTGGATAGTGTAGTAGCGGGACAAGATAAAGGTGTGAGTGGAGGGATATGTAATATATTATACTCACCGTCATATATGTCAAAATTTAGAATAGAGACAAATTATACACTATTAAAAAATAAAAGTCCGCCAGTTGTTTAGATTTATTTCTATATTTATAATATAAATATGGATATAAAACAAGTAGGTTTAATTGTAGCTGTTATTCTAATATTATATTTAGTATATACTTATTTCTTTTCTGATCCAACTGTAGCAGATTTAGTAGGAATGCACAACGCAAAATTAGTAAAAGATATTGAGCCGGAGAGGTTGCCCGGGGCAAAGGGGTCTAATGATTTTTGCTTTTCAGTTTGGATTTATATAAACACATGGAATTATCGTTATGGACAAGTTAAGAATATAGTCCGAAGAACAAATGCCGCGGGAGATCATTGTCCGTTAATAACTTTAGGCACTGGAACTAATAATTTAACAATAAGTATGGCAACCTACCCAAATAGTGGGGAAGTGTCTACATCTCAAATTCATAATTGCACTGTAAAAAATATTCCTTTACAAAAATGGACAAATATTTTGATGTGTACAATGGGAAGGTCTTTAGATGTATATATTGATGGTAAATTGGTAAAAACATGTTTATTACCAGGTGTAGCAAAGATGGACCCTAAAGCACCACTTCAATTGTGCCCTGATGGTGGGTTTTCTGGATTTACATCAAGATTAAGATATTATTCTAGGGCCGTTAATCCTAGAGAAGCATATGAAATTTATAAAGAAGGTTACAATTCTAGTTGGTTTGGAGACGCCCTGAATAGATATAAATTAAGTGTTGCATTTTCAAAAGATAATAACATAATTAACCAATTTGATTTGTAAAATTCTTTAATTATATATATATATAAGTATGTCATATTCAGGGTTTTCTTCTAATTATAAAAATCCAGTCGTTGAGGCAGCCGGGGCTTTAGGGGGCAGTTCAAGATATGTGAGTTCTCAGGCTGCAGCATTTAGGAATAACAAGTTTGTAGCCGGCGCTACAGATTTTTTATGGTCAAACTCACTTATTGCAAAAATATGTTTTCTTATTCTTGTTGTATTAATATTTATATTATTGATGAGAGTAGGGGCTAGAATTTTAAGTTGGATGTCACAACCAGAAAAAAATCCAATTTTATTAAATGGTTTAAAGAATGGAAAGAAATTTTTAAGAGTAATACAAGACCCCAGAATAAAAAGTTCTAAACCAATTTTAAGATCCAAAAATGAGGCGGAGGGCGTTGAGTTTACTTGGGCAGTATGGTTATTTGTAGATGATATGGTATATAGACAGGGGCAAAAGAAACATATATTCCATAAAGGTTCCGCTGAAATGGATAGAAAGACTTGGAATGATAAAGATATTAATGGTTTAGCATTTCCAAATAATGGACCCGGATTATATTTACACGAAACAGACAATAAATTGATAGTTGTAATGAATACATTTGATAAGATAATTGAAGAAGTTGCTGTTCCAAATATTCCAATGAATAAATGGATTAGTGTAATTATGAGACAAACTGGTAGAAATTTAGATGTATTTATAAATGGAACAATATCTGTTAGACATGTAATGTCGTCCCCCCCAAAACAAAATTATGGTGATGTTTTTATTAATATGAATAATGGATTTTCCGGTTTAATATCAAGTTTGCGATATTTTTCTTATGCGTTATCCGCTTCTGAAGTGAGACAATTGAATAACGAAGGTCCTAATATGACAGCGGATGAATCTATGAATATATTCCCACCATACTTCTCATTGAGGTGGTTCTTTAAAGACTTTGACGATAAAGATCCTATGAAATAATTAATTAAATTATAATAATTAAAATTTAATTAATATTTTTACATTCGCGAAGAGTATCAAATACTTTTTTTGACTTACAATTATCCCCTTCAGTAATCTCAATACATTTTCTTTTACCATCATATGTTCCCACATAACAATATCCCTGTTTCCTTGCTTTTTGGATTTTATCATTGGTTTTATTACCCTTTGGCTTCTTCTTCTCTTTTTTAGGTTTTTCTAAAACCTCATCTGTATCTTTGTCTAAAAATAAATTACTAACTACTTGTAATGACTTTGTTAGCATTTTAATACCAAATACAGCCGTTTTACTTGATGCACTAACCGTCTTACCAACTCCAGATTTGAAATATTTACTAATAATATCAGTTCCTTCATAAGCATATAAAAATAAATTAAACCCTAAAGCTGCTATAACTATTATTATAAAAAACCATTGTACCATTTTTCCTATTCCCATGCCTTCTGAATTATTTGATGTAGGTATTTCTGGATTACCAGTTACTGGTGTTATTGTTCTTTCCATTGGGGGCAAATCATTCATTATATAATAATTGGTTATATAATTTATTTAAATTTTAAATAAATTGATATGAAAATTTTAAATATATAAAATGTAAAAATACTTCAAAATGACAACAATTAAAAACAATTTACCAGAAATTTTAATATATAATATATTAACTTATAGATTAAAATCATTTAATGACATAATAGATGTAGCATCATTAAATAAAACTTTTAATAATCTAATTAAAGAAAAAAAAACAGAAATGTTATTTTATAAATATGTTTACGATTTTATATCAAAATATAATAGATTTGAATGTTACCACGGGAATTATAAATCCGCATCATTTAAACATTGGTTTAATAATACTCATACAAAACATATTACATCGGGATTTGCCGTTGTAAATGACACGGATTTATGTAAAATTAAAAACATTTTGAAAAAATACAAATTTAAAAAATTTGGAAAAAAAAAAAAGATGAGATTTTATGAAATTTTGCCAGGAACTTGGCCTAGCGTTACTTGTACTTTAACCCAACACCAATCTGCTATTAGGTTTGTAATATTTTAAATTTATTAAATTAGATATTATAAGTTAATAAATTTTTTGATTTACTTAACGCTTGCGACTTCTTCGTCTGCGTTTGGTTCTTTTTCTGCGTCTGCGTCTGCGGGAACTACTGCGACGACGGCGTTTACTGCCACCAGTTCTTTTAGTTCTGCGTCTTCGGGTTCTTCTAGATCTAGTTCTTCTTTTGGCCATTATATACTAAATAAAGAAAAAAAAGAATTTAAATTGCTAAAGTATGTAACGCATGAATAAATAAATTATTATGTGTAATTTATTTATCTAAGCCGACGAATTTTGCTGTGCGGGTTGTTGAACAGTATTACACCTACACCCAGCTTTAATTCTTGGGATTAAAATGAATGAATGTAAACTTTTTCCAATCTTGTCTGGTGCACCGTATTTTTTCATACCTCCTCCTTGATTTACACGCATAGCTTGACGTTTACGAACTGTATTTGGCATACTATATACTATCTAAACATTATTTATTTCGCGGAACTATACCGGTCATGGAATTTAATTTGTCTAATCTATCAATTGTTTTTTCTAAATTTCCTTTAGTAATACTATTATTAAATAGATAATCGGTACTAGGTTTTTGTTCATTCTTCTTTATTTGTCTATATATTATATTTACTTTTTTGCTAATACTATTAGCGGTAGATTTATCATCATCATTAATAATTTGAATATTTGCTAAATTTTCTGTTAATAAAGAAATGCTGAAATATAATATATATTTTCTTCTTTTTTTTGACCCTGGTTTGTATTTGTAGCAAAATAAGTTTTGAAGACTTAATAATATTTTATAAATCATATCATTTCTATTCGTTTTGCATTCATAAAATAAACAATCCCATAACATCCATATTGTATCTTTTTGTATTTTATAATCAACGGGGAAGTTTCTTCTTGCACATATGTAAGAGTTGGAACCATTTTTTTTACATAAATCTTCATAGCCAATTATCCATTCTAACCAAAAAAAAGCCGCATTATAATCTTTATTTGCTAAATTTATACTATAAATAAATTCATTGATTGCAATAAATAATTCTTTAGGATCTTCTTTTTTAAAAATTGGTTCTGCATATTTAATTGAATCGGCCTTCAATCTATAAGATATTGTTGTAATATTGTAATACTCTTCTTTAATTTTGATAGGATTATATTTATTTTTTTTTTTTTTATAAACATAATACAGCAATTACTTCGGACATAGTTTCTCTAACTTTAATATTATTTCTTAATTTGAATTCATTATTTTCATAACCACCAGATATTATATTATCAATTAATAGATATCTTAAATCAATATATATAGGTAATTTTGGGTTACCTAAATGAATGTTTTTGCTAACAAATAAAAATATGAATTCCCATAAGTCGTATATATGCCCGGCACATATAAATTCAGCTGACCAATAACAAGCGGGTTCTATATTACCAGCCTGAAGATTATTTAGTAATTCTTTTTTAGCAGCATTTTTTTTAAATCCAGAAAAAGTAATTCCTTTAAAGTCGGCTTGTAATCTTTTATCATTGATTTCATTTTGGTTCATAATATATAAGATTTAACATAAAAAAAATACCATTAATACATATAGAAGTATGAAATTCTTAAAAAAAATAAAAAAAATATTTGGAACAACAGTTCATTTTTCAGAACTTAGCTTATGGTGTAAAATTTTAATATATATTAGTCTTATTTTATTTATCTTGATAGTTGCAAATAAACATAAGCCAAAAGTAGAAGGTTTTTCCCAGTCAGCAAAATTTGTCACAAAGAATAACAATAATCTTTATGATGATTTTTATTGTTCTATTTATGATGATTTAGTTTTTGATACAACAAAAAATAAATTTGAATTGGATGAATTAAAATATATTTCAAAATTATCTAAAGAAAGTAGTGTTCTAGATGTAGGGAGTGGTAGGGGGCACCACGTTAAATATTTTAAAGATATGGGTGCGGAATCAATTGGTATAGACAAATCCAAAGCTATGATAAATTTATCCAAAAAGAAATATCCAATGTGTAAATACAAACACGGTGATGTTTTAGATAGTATGCATTTTAAACAAAATAAGTTTTCGCATATAGTATCATTGTATTTTACTACTTACTATATTGAAGATAAAATGAAATTTTTTAAAAACGCATTTAAATGGCTGAAACCTGGTGGACATTTAGTTCTTCATTTAGTTAATAGAAATAAATTTGACCCAATTATTAATACATCTAATCCCGTCCACATGGTATCTGTTCAAAAATACGCACCCAAAAGAATTACGAATTCTATTGTTAAATTTAAAGATTTTACTTATAAAGCAAATTTTGAATTTAAAAATAATAGAGGCACATTTTCAGAGACATTCAAAGATGATGGAACAAACAATGTTCGTAAAAATGAACATGTTTTACATATGGAAACACAAAAAGAAATATTAGCTAAGGCTAAAAAAGCCGGATTTATATTTCATGGAAAATCTGATATGGTAAATTGTATGTATGAATATCAATATTTATATTATTTAATCAAACCAGAATAATTATTCATTATAATCTTTTTTCATATCATAATAATTATTATATAGTATATTGTCTCTTAAATAATATTCTATAAATCTTCTATATGGGTTTTGAGAACCTTGAAAATTTTGTGGAACACATCTTATAAATTTATAATATTCTGTATCTAATCCAATCAATCTTTTATTTTCACTATTGGTGAATATATAAATCTTAAAATTACATTTTGGATATTTAGATTTAATTATATCTTTTAACTCCATAATATTAATTAACTGTTGATAATCATTATTACTATTTTCATATCGTATAAATAATATTTTTTTACCTGAATTCATAGCATCTAGTAGTCTATCAATTCTTCTAGAGTATTTTTCCTTATTTTTTAAATAAATATTATCATTGTTCATTAATTCTTTATAACTACCGTCATGTACATATATAATTTTAGCTTTTTCATTCTCTAAGTGAGAATTAATTGAAGTTTCATATGCTGGTTTGCCCGCATACCATCTTGCCCTTTTAAAATTTTCTTTTAAAAAAAAAGTTTTAAATTCATTAGTAAAACATTCTGCGATTTTTTCCATGGATGTATAATTCCAATCAAATGGATAAGAAGCTAGTCTGAGTTTCCCATCTCTTATTGAATTTGTAGGAGTGCAATTATACCCCAAAGGAATAACATATTGAAAATATTCTTTCATTTACATTAACCATATAAAAAATTATTTAGTAAGTTAAGAAACAAATATAAAAAACTTAATAAATAATATGATTATTTACATATTATTAATATTAATAGTAATATTATTATTACTATACTTATTTTATAAATATAAATATCAGTTTTGGTCTAGACAACCTGTATTTCATTATCATAACTTATGGTATTGGATGTTTCCTCCAGGAATAATACAACAAAACAAACCGAAACTTGATAAGTATTATGATATAAAAATAAAATTTCATGAAATAGCAACATTACCTACTGAAAAAAAGACACTATTAGCATCCTTTATCAAATCTAATTATTTATTAAATAAAAATGAGAAATATGTTCCAACATCAAACGCAATATTGGATTATTTTAAATTTCATAATGATAAAAGTTATGTATCACTTAACTATCATAATAAAGGATTAAAGGCTATAATGACAACTAGACCATTAGATTGTATAATAGATAAAACAAAAATTAAATTGTATTATGTAGATTATTTATGTGTTCATAAACAACATAGAAAACAAGGAGTAGCTCCAAAAACTATATATACACATTATGTAAATCATAGAAGTAAGCATAACAATATAGTATTTTTATTTAAACGAGAAGGTGAAGTTACACTAATAGTTCCATTAACAATATTTAAATCATATATTTATGATATATCTAGATGGGATAAGAAAGTTGAGTTTGACCAACCTCAAATAGAACCACTTATTTTATCAAAACAAACATATCATTTTTTTGTTGATTTATTTGAAGATATTAAAGGTTCATTTGATTGTTATATAGTTCCGAATTTTACAAATCTATTGGAGTTATGCAACCGACAACATTTATTTATAACTGGGTTAATGATAAATAAGAAGATAGAGGCATTGTATGTCTTTAGAGATACATATACAAATTATGATGGAGAGAATAGTATGGAATTTAATAATTCCTATAATAATACAAGTGATGAGATTTTTACTGTTGGATTTTTCAAATGTATAAATATGATCAACAAAATTAAACCTTTTAATAAATTAATCATAGAAAATTTGTCTAATAATGACATTATTATTAATGTTTTACACAGAAAATATAGTCCTATATTTACAACTATATCATCATATTATTTTTACAATTTTGCTTACATACCGAAGTTTAGCAATGACACATTTATTTTAAATTAGCGAGTATATTTACCGGCTCTTGCAAATGAATCAACCACAAAAATCACAAAAACGCCTAAAAACATGTATAATACCAATTCTTCTGTGACATTTTGTGTTTTTTCATCTTTATTTTCTTCCATTAAATGTATTAAGTAATTAAGCTTTTCTAATAATGGTTCTTTGTTCCCATAAGCGTGAGCATCGTTAGCTGCTTTTGTATAATATGGTATATATGAGTCCATATATTCTCTTTGTGGTGCATAATTATCTAAATTTTCAAATGCTTTAATATTTAGGGATTGGTCATCGTTGTTTTTAACATTTTGTACAGGTGGAGGTTGCTTTGTTAATTCGGGATTTCCCGGAGGATTAAAATCTGCTAAACCATCAGATGATTCTTCTTTTCCATCATCTTCCATAGCCTTTAGGAAACTTGTGACTTTTGGTGCTTGCTCTTCTAGTCTATTCTTCCTAACGGTTTTATTTTTTCTTTTATTTGGTTTATTGGAATTGTCCGGTACGTTATTAAATTCAGAGTATCCTAATTTACTTGCCATAATTAAAATAAATATAGATTTTTATTTATTTTTATCAAACCTGAATAATTTTATTAATTTATTATATAAGATATGAAAAAATATGTTCAAATGGGATTGATATCATTGCTAATTGTGTTATTATATAAAGTTCCAGAATTTTTAATGGATTTTATTGATAACACAATAGGCAAATTAATATTATTATGTACGTGTGCTATAATATACGATAAATATGGTTATCAGACAGCATTAATAGCCGCTTTAATTGTTATTGTTCTTTTATATCAGTTACAAGAAGGTTTCATAAATCTACCAAAAATTCATGCATCTTTCAGCATTGGTGAAGGGATGTCCAATAATGAAAAATTTAGAAAAAATAAAAAAAGAGAAGCATTTTCTAATTATACATTAAGTCCATCTGGTATCAGTGCTTCAAATATGACAGACCAAGATAGAAATTTTAAAATGAAAGGCGAAAGAGCTAAATTTTCTTCTTCTAAACAATCAAATGGCTTTACAAATTAATATTATGATTAATATATAGATGACAAAAATTAAAACACAAGAATCATTTCTAGGTAGTATTGGTTCGGCTTTTGCTGGTTTAAATAATAGTAAATATTTTTCTGCATTAGTTATGATTTTATTAAATATTGGTTCTAAATATATTAAAATAGATTTAACAAAATCACAAGAAAGATTTTTGAAACATAATGTAGCTAGACAAGTCTTAATCTTTTCTATCATTTGGATGGGAACTAAAGATGTTGTTATTGCACTTACAATGACCGCAGTATTTCATGTTTTAGCAAATCATTTATTAAATGAAGAAAGTCAATATTGTATAATACCTAACTCTTGGAGACAATTTGAAGAAGTATTAGATTTAGATGGCGATGGTATCGTAAGTGAAGAAGAAATACAAAAAGCAAAAGACATTCTTGAAAAAGCAAAAAAGAAAAATCAAAAAAGAGAAATGTTAAGAAATATGAAAAATCCCAATATTGAAAATTTAAAAAATATGAATAATTTTAAACTATCACTTTAATTTCTCATTATTTTATATTAATGGAAATTAAAAAACCAAATCCTTATAGAGAAAGCAAAATAAAACCAAAATTTTGTGGAAGAAGAAAAGAACTAAACGCAGATGGTATGTATGAAAAATTTCCACAAAGTTTATATAAAATTAGATGGAAATATGTAACTAATAAATCTGGATCTAAAGAATTTCATTTTACAGGACAAGAAATTGACTTCGGCCAAAAAAAATTTGCTAAACAAAAAGACATATATCCAGGAGATATAGTTGTTTTAAATAAAAAAGGACATCCCAATGATGGTATTAAAGCAAAAGTTAAAAAAGTAACTAAAGCTATTACAGGCTTAGCAGCTAAAAAAAAAGGTATTGAAGAAAATAAAAATTTATCAAAATACTATGATTTAAAATTTATTCATCCTCCTGTTATTAATTTAAAACGAGTAAAACACGCAAAAGATGTTGATGGAAAATACTTAAAAAAAATGAATGTTAAAAAAACTTACAAATGTATTCCAAACCATTACGAACTAGAAGATAAATTAAAAGATGAACTTTCTAGATTTACTAATTTACATTTTACAAAAGGAACTCCTTTTAAACCTCAACAAATATTAGCTATAGACAGTCAAACTAGAAGTAAAAAAACTCTAGTATTAGATAATTATATAGAACCACAAAAAAAAGATAAATTCCAAATCTTAAGAACCAATTATATTAGTCATAGCGTACCTAAATGGAATAAGAAAAAAACACATAAAAATGTTGATGTTTTAATTAGAATAGATTTAACAACTGTTCCCGGAAATATTTTATTAAATATCACTAGTCATTTAAATTGTCGCGGTAGAAAAAAACAACTAAAGAAAGATGTCAAAGACGTATATAAGGACATTTTAGGTGGGATTGAAAGTTTGATTGCTCCAGAACCAAAATGGAAAATAAAAAATGATGATGACGACCCTTTTAAACGACCAGGTTGGTGCAACCTGTCCCACAAAGAAAGTTGCGTCAACCCTTTTCATACTCCCAAAAATGACAAACGAGATAAAGATGGTGTTAAAAGTGTTACTGAGAATTTTAAAGAAAAATGGGATGGACGAGGAGACGACATTCCTGAGAAAAGGGATGATGACGATGAAGGAACGGAACTTGAAAGAAAAGATAGCAGAGGTGACGACCCTCTTCCTTCAAGACAAAAAGGTGGTGGTCTCACTAAAGAAGAAATACAAAAATGGTTTGAATATTTTGATAATGAAATAAACGAAAACGACGATAGTGTAATGAATTTTTCATTATCTCTCTTATCAAAAGAAGAAAATGAAACTTTACTTAAGTTTTTTTAAATATTTATTTGTCGCATACTCAATAACAGCTAATTGTTGAAATTGTGTATATTTTGGATTATCCCTTTCATATTTTCTCACAGCATAATTTTCTATAGCCATTTTACCAAACATAGTAACATTTAAAAATATTATTAGCAATAACGCTATAGAGCTTATATGTTCCGCGTAACCATGTAAAAACCTCATTGAATAGAATATTAAATAACAACAAATAATTCCCCCGGGTATTCTAATAAATGTGTTTTGTTTTGAACTAAAATTCTTTTGAGTTATATAATTCATCTTATCATTTTTAACTAATGTTAAACATAAATAATCTAAACCACCGGGAATTCCTGTTAAAAAAAAATAAAACATTGAATTTGGTCGTTTATCATATATAATATTTATGGGTATAGCAAACAAAACACTCCCTACATGATGATATATATCAATCTCGGTTAGTTTAAAAAATAATGTGTGATAAATATGTAAAGATAATGATAAAGCACCTCCTTCATAATTTGTAACGCTATATTGAGTATTACAAGGATTTTGAATTATAGATAATGTATCTCCTATCGTATAACCACTTATAATCATATTTATAAAAAAATGTAATTGAAACCACCTAGCTTTATTATTGTATATCTTACATAAAATACAATCAGATGTATATATAAAAACTAATGAACATGTGTTATAAATTAGAAATTTATAAAACATTTTAATAAATAACATTAATACTATTATTAATGCCAAATTTTTAATTTATTTTTTTTTTAATCCTTTTTCTATATTTTTATAAGCTATACTATAAGCACCATCCCTATATGAATGAAATCCATCTGAACTTCTCACATAACTATGAACCATTTTAAATATTTTTTCTAATTTATTAGATGCCGCATCTAAAACTTTTTCACGAGACCATTGCTCGCCTTTAGTATTTTGCATCCATTCATAATACGACACTAAAACACCACCAGAATTGGCCAAGATATCAGGTATAATATCTATATATCTATCTAATAAAGGGCTTTCAGCATCGCTTGTTACTGGTCCATTCGCACCTTCAATTATACATTTACAATCTAATAACCCAACATTATCTAGCGTTATTTGACATTCTAAAGCAGCAGGTATAACAAAAGTGCATTTTATAGACCAAAATTCTTTATCATCAATTTGTTTTAATAAAGGAAATCCTTTTAATGATTTATTTTTATTATTATATTCAACCAATTCATCAATTTCGGATATAGTTTGAGATTTTGTGTGTTTATAAAAGCCGGTATGGTCTGCCACTGCTAATAATTGTGCGTTTTGTTTTTTTAAAAATATTGCTGCATTTGAACCTACATTTCCAAAACCTTGTAAAATATAACTAGTATTTTCTGGTTTAATATCATGTACTTTACAATAATTTTTATACATTTCGCTAACGCCAAATCCTGTTGCCTCTGCTCTTCCTAAACTGCCTCCATTATTTATAGATTTACCTGTAAAGGTAGCTATATTTAAAGGATTATGATTAGACATTCTTAAATTTATGGATGTCATCCAATCCATTATTTCACTATTTGTATTCATATCTGGCGCTGGTATATCTCTAAATGGACCTATAAATGGAAATAACGCTTCGCTATATTTTTCACTAATTAATTTCAAATCATTTTTTGAATAATCGTTTTTGTTAAATTTTAAGCCGCCTTTACCGCCACCTAAAGGTATATTTAAAAGAGCGCATTTAAAAGTCATCCATGTAGCTAAAGCTTTACATTCATCTAAATTAACGTGTGGTGAATATCTTAGACCACCTTTGTAAGGGCCTAAAATGTTATTATGTTGAACTCTATAACCAGTAAACATTTGTTGTTCTCCATTTTCTAATGTAACCGGGAAATTAACAGTTATTTCATTATTTGGATATTTTAACATATCAACTATATTTTTTGAAACGGTTGTATACTTAGCTGTG